GAAATTCCAAAGCATTGTCCGGCAGCTTAACATAGAGATTGGCAGACAATGAGCAATGTGGAAAGCGACATCCTGCAAGCCCTAAACGCGCAAGCGGACGTTATGGCAACCGCGCTGGGCTATCCCGCGTTGTGGTCACAAAAGGGTGGCGATCAACCGGCTGACGAACACGTCACCATGTTTTTATTGCCTAATGATAACGTTCCGGCAGGGCTGTCGGATCAAGTTTACATGCGCCAAGGGTTTCTGGTCATCACGCTGGTTTCGCCTCTTGACGTTTACGAAGTCGTCACAAAGCGCAAGGCTGGCGAAATCGTCGCCTATTTCAAGCGCGGGTTGCGCGTCACTGCAAACGACACGCGGGTCACGATAACAGGCCACAGCGTGCGACAAGGCCGCGAAGAAGGCGTGCGGTGGGAAACCCCGATTTATATCAGCTACGAAAGTATGACATGAAAAAGCAAAACACCGCGACCCGCATTGATGCGCCATTGGCAAGCCCCACAAGCGTTGCCGCAAATCCCGTCAAGGCAAACCTCACAAACAAGGCCGGTGCATTCGCTACACCCCTTGAAAAAGATATTGGCGCATGGCTGAAAATCGGCTGGTTTCGCGTCAATAAATAAATGCCCGCGTTGGGCTTAATCGCTTGAAAGGATACCAAGCACATGACTACCAACAACAACATTGGCCTGACGCTATATGGCGTAGCAGGTTCACCAGCGACCAACAACAAAGCGGGCTTTGAAGCCCTGACGTGGGTGCAGCTTAAAGGCACGCAATCCCTGCCAGTCTTTGGTGTGACGCACAACAACATTGATGTGTCAGACCTCGGCACAGGCTTTACGTCTGGCGTTAAGGGCGCTGCGACTGGCAAGGATACCACGCTGACCTATCACGGCGACGGCACTGACACAGGCATCGCCACAGCTATCGTTGCAGCCAATGCGCAGTCGGGCGTTTACTCGCTCAAGATTGTTCGCGGATCTGGCACCGATACAGGCGACGGTCCCGCGCCTGTTTCGGGTGACGTTGTGCAGTACGCGCATGGCTATTTGCACACATATGAAGAAAACCCAAAGGACGACAGTTCTTTTGAAGGTGCCTCAATCAACTTTAAGCAAAACGCGGCCACAGTGGACGACGTTGAACCTTCCTAAATCCGCTTAGGCGGTAGGGGCGGCGCGGTTTGGTTCGCCCGTCGCCCCACTTGAACCAGAACCCCAAGGATATAAACGATGGATTTTTCAAAGTACGACAGCCGCGCAAAAGCGGAAACCGGATCGCCAATGCAGATTGTTGACGAATGGACAGGCGAGGCGCTAATGGACGGTGACAAGCCTTGCCGTGTTATCTTGCGCGGTACAGCGTCGGCATCCATGCAGGCCAAAATGCGTGCAGCACAAAAGGCCGCCATGATGTCCAAATCCGCAAAGGCCAAGGGCAGCGACGACGAAGCCCGCGTGATGGAGGACGTGCATAATCAGCTTTGCGAAGCCGCTGCCCCGTTCATCGTTGGTTTTGAAAACGTGGACAAAGACGGCAAGCCCGCAACCGCAGACGATGCGATGTGGTTCTTAAACCTGACGTTTGTGCATATGGGCGTGAAAGAGGATGCGGACGGCGAACCTGTTTTGAATAAAGACGGCGAACCTGTGTTTGAAATGTCCAACAACCCGTTTGCAAAGCAGTGCAGCGACTTTGCATCTAAGCAGGCGAACCGCTTGGGAAACGGCAAGGGCAACTAATACTTGCCGCCCACCAAGCCGGATGGTTAAACGCCATTATTGAGCTAAAGAACGACAAAACAGACAGGCCGAAAGAGAGCCGTTTGATGCGTCACACCGCAAACAACACCCCCGCGCCTTTTGTAGAATTGGATGCGGGGGAATACTTGCTTAATATCCTGATCGAAGCCGGGCCAATAAAGTCTGGACCGATGGGCGGCTTCCAGTCGCTGGATTGGGTTGACATCGCGGCCTATGCGTCCCTGACGATGGACACGATCGAGCCTTGGGAAGCCAGCCTTATCAAGAAAATGTCAGACGCTTTTGTCACTGGCATGAATGAAGGCACAAGCCCGTTTTCCATACCGCCGGACCAACGCAACAAAACCAAATGACGGCCCGCTGTTGTGGCGGGTCGCAACCGTTCAAGGATGAATAACACATGGCTGATTTTGCAAACCTTGTTCTCGGCGTTGATACGCGCGGCTTGAAAAAGGGTGAACGCGCACTGGACGACACAACACGGGCCGGGCGCAAGACTGAACGAGCAGTCGACAAGACCGGCGATGCATTTACGGTCGCGGGCGCAAAGTCTAGGGCATCTACGTCCATGATGTCGGACGGAATGAAGCGGGCAACGGCTGCGGCTGTCTTGTTGTCGGTTGCGGTTATTGGCACGGCAAGCCTGCGGGCAGCAGAGCAATACGCAAAGATGACCAACGGCCTAAAGGCTATGGGCGCATCATCAAGTGAAGCGGCTATGCAGTTAAACGCAATTTCCGACATCGCATTGCGGACCCGCGCACCACTTGACGCGACAGTCCAACTTTACACGCGGATCAGCATTGCGGCAGACGAATTGGGCGCATCACAGCAAGAGGTTTTGCGCTTCACCGAAAACGTAGGGCTTGCGCTGGGCGCGGCTGGCATTGGTGCAAACGAGGCATCGGGCGCACTTATGCAGCTTTCACAGGCGATGTCTGGCGGCGTTGTTCGCGCAGAAGAATTTAATTCGATTATGGAAAACGCATACCCACTTGCACTTGCAGCAGCAGAGGGAATTGATGCGGCTGGCGGGTCTGTTGGTAAATTGCGCCAGCTTGTTGTTGACGGCAAGGTATCGTCGCAAGAGTTTTTTGACGCTATTCTTTTGCAAGGTGATGCGCTGGCAGAGACGTTTGATAAAACTAATATCACAATGAGCCAGGCAACTGAAAATATGCAGACGGCATTTACAAAGCTGATTGGCACGTTTGACCAAATAACTGGCGGCACGTCTGCGATTGCGTCTGGCATTAATTTCCTTGCGCAGAACCTGGATGCAGTAACGGGCCTAATTATTGCGGCCACGGGCGCGCTTGTTATTGGCTTTACGCCTGCAATTATAGGCGCGACAGTCGCAGCGGCCACGTTCGTTATTGGTTTAATTACATTAAAGGGCGCATTGCTTGCCACCGGCATCGGCGCGGTCGTTGTTGGCGTTGGCTTGCTTATTGGTATGCTTATCAAGGCACGAAGGCAGACCGAAAGTTTTGGCAACGCATTTAAGGTTATTGCGCTGCAGGTCAAAGCAGCATCGCTTAATATGAAAGCGTTTTTCATTGAAGCGATAGGAAGCATGGCGTTCCAGTTCGTTGAATTTACATGGACTATCGCAGATGGGCTAAACAACCTTTTTGGCACAAGCCTGATGGGTGCGTCGGCGGTTATCACGCAAGAATTAAACCGCTCATTTTTGGCAACCGAAGCGGCAGCCAATGCGGCAACGGCGGCGGCAAATGCGTTAAAGACAGAGGTTGCCGATGTTGCTGATGAAAGCGCAGGAACGGAAGCCGCGTTAAAGCAATTGGCAGAAGCTGCGGGCGCTGGCAAGGGCGGATTGGCAACCGCGCTTGACGATGCGGGCGATGCGGCGGAGGATCTAGGCAAAGAAAAAGCGCAAATTCTGGTCAGTGGGATCGACAGCATGGCGGGTGCGTTTGGCGATTTTGTGAGCGGCGGGCTGAAAGACTTTAAGAGTTTTGCGTCATCTATTGTTGACACGTTCAAGCGTATGCTTTCGCAAATGATTGCAATGGCGGTCAAAAACAAGATTATGATTAGCCTTGGCATGGGCGGTGCGGGTGCTGGCGCGGCGGCTGGCGGTGGAGTAATGTCTGGCCTGCTTGGTGGCTTTGGAACGGCGGCAACAGCTGGCAGTGCTGCGGTTGCTGGCACAGGTTTTCTAGGCGGCCTAGGCGGCGTGGGCAGCGGGTTGATGTCTGGCGGCCTGTCTGGCGGCGCAGGGGCTTTGTCAACAGCGTTTGCGGGCGCATCGTCCGGCGCGGCTGGATTAGCGGCGGCTGCGGGTGCGGCTATCTTGCCATTGGCTGCGGTTTTTGCGGTTGTTTCATTCTTCAAGTCAAAGACAAAAACCATCGACGAGGGCATCAAGGGTGTAATCTCAATGGAAAACGCTGCATTTCAGTCGTTCCAAAAGATTGAAAAGTCGCGTTTCTTTGGCCTGTCAAAAAAGCGGTCAACCATCACCAAGACACTAAGCGCGGGTCCGATGGATCAGGCGGCGTTCCTTGTGCGCGAAAGCGTAGTGGGCGCGGCGGAGTCGCTTGGGGTTTCCAGTTCTATCTTTGACGGGTTCACGCACAGATTTTCGCTGTCGCTAAAAGGGCTGGACGAGGCTGCAAAGTCTGCGGCAATTTCAAAAGAGTTTGCACGCATGGGCGAAAGCCTTGCAAATCTTGTGCCGCATATTGACAGCGTTAACCAACTTTTTGCGGTGGCGCAAAATCGCGTGGCCTTGACCGAACGGCTGTTGCAGGCGCAGGGCAAAACCGAAGAATTGACGGCCATTATGCGAGGCCGTGAAATGGACGCGACAAACGAACACAACAAGGCGTTACTTGCGCAGATTTTTGCGGCAGAGGATGCGGCGGCTGCGGTAAATAAACTATCCGAAGCAATGAACACAAACGAAAACGCCTTTGCGACTGGCGTTGACTTTCGGCGGGGCTTGTCACGGGCTGCGAATAATATCGCTTATAGCCCAGAAAAGTCGCAGGCGGAAATGCTTGCGGAATTAAAGTCGTTGAATGCGCGTATAGATGTGCTACAATCAACATCAGAGATTACCGCCAATTCATCATCGCAGACAGCAGAAAACACCGACTACACCAACGCCCTAACATTGGAGGCCGCAACATGACAACGCCACTGCAAATTGTTGTGCCTCTTTTAATTGCGGATGCCAACATCACGGCGTCAAATGTGGCGCTTGAAACTGCGTGGACGGCTGGCACGTATTCGCTCGGCACGCAACGGCGCGTCGGGGAACGTATTTTCGAGGTTAGCGCGGCGTCAACATCGGAAGAGCCAAGCGAAACAGCAACAGATTGGTTCGATGCGGGACCCGCCAACCGTTACGCGGCTTTTGATCGACAGGTTGGGATTGATAAGTACCGCGTTGTCGAAACTGTGACCAGCAATGCGGACACAATTACTTACACGCTTGAAACCTTGTCTCGCATTAGCGGCATCGCGTTCTTTGGCGTGCAGGCAACCAACATCACAATCGTTGCCACTGTTACAACGACAGGCGATGCGGCAAACGTAAGCTATGACCTCAAGGATGAGGCGCTTTACGGTGGGTCATTTTGGAAGTGGTGTTTTGTGCCAAAATCGTTTGAGCGCAAGCACATCAACTTTGACCTAAACATTCCGCAAAATGCGTCAATTGATATTACAATCACGAACGCGGGCGACGTTGCAAAGGTTGCCACAATTGCGGCGGGCATTGTCTCACAGTTTGGCATTGTTGGCGTTGGCACTGGCAAGACGCTCAAGAGCCGGTCGTTCAAAAAGACAGACGGCGCGTTGACATCGCTTTTGCAACGCACCACATCGTCAATTGTTTCATACAATATCACGCTGTTAAATTATGAAGCCAACGCATTTTGGCGCATGGTTAATGACATTGACGGCATCGGCGCTGTTTTTGTTGCTGATGACCAATACCCTGAATTTTCAATCTACGGCACCTTATCATCGGCAAACCCGACGGCGCAAGGTGTCGGAACATCTAAGGCCACAATAGAGGCGGAAGAATTATGACAACACCAACAATCACACCTTACCCCGGCGATTTACCTGCCAAAGAGCAGTCAAACCCGGTTCTTGACACAAATGTCGATAATTTTCTGACGTGGCTTACCGACACAAACGGGCCGGAGCTTGTTACGTTTGTTACTTATGCGCAGGACGTGGCTGACAATGTGCTTGCGACGGCGCTTGCTGGCGATCTGCCACCGCTGACGGGTAAGGCTGGCGACTACATTCGCGCTAATGCGGCGGAGGACGGCGGCGAGTTTCGCACGCCTCAAGAACTTGCGGGCGACCTTTCCGCGTTTTTAGCATCACACAAACCTGTCAACGTGTCTGGCGCGACGCCTTCGCTGGATGTTGCAACATACAATTTCTTTGACCAAGGCGCATTGACCGCTGACACAACAGTAAGTTTTGCAAGCGTTCCTACAGAGGATAAATGGCAATATTCTTATGTTGCTGCTGTTGACGCAAATGCCGTTTTCGATTTAGGTGGTGCGAGTTACAACGGCAAGAGTTTTGGTGTTGCTAGTCAAGAGGGCGATACACACGGGCTTGCCTTTAACGCTGACGGAACGTCAATGTTTATTATTGGTACCCAGAACGACACGGTTTACCAGTATACACTCTCAACAGGCTTTGATGTTAGTACCGCAAGCTATGCCTCAAAGAGTTTTAGCATTTCGTCCCAAGATAGCAACGCGCAAGATTTGGCCTTTAGTAATGATGGTACGAAAATGTATGTTGTGGGGGACTCAAACAACACCATATTTGAATATACACTCTCAACAGGCTTTGATGTTAGTACCGCAAGCTATAACTCCGTTAACTTTTCCGTCGCGTCTCAGGATAATAGTCCGAATGGTGTTGCCTTTAACGCTGACGGAACATCAATGTTTATTGCAGGGGGGGCTAACAGCACAGTATATCAATATACACTTTCAACGGGTTTTCTGGTTTCGACAGCAAGCTATGCCTCAAAGAGTTTTGATACTGGGACGCAAGTGACCTCTTTAGAGGGCTTAATGTTTAACACTGACGGGACAATAATGATTGCAATGGATGGTACAGGTGACACCCTTTACCAGTATACACTCTCAACAGGCTTTGATGTTAGTACCGCAAGCTATGCCTCAAAGAGTTTAGACGTTAGCTCTAAGGAGTCTATACCAAGGGGGCTAGCCTTTAGCGCATCTGGCACTAGCCTTTTTGCTGTCGGTTTAATTAGTGACACTGTATACCAATACACCCTAGCGTCTACCTACTCCCTAACCCTCCCCACAATCGTAGGAACACCGAGCGCCACAGATGTAGGCGACCGCGTTACCTACACTTTTGTAACAAAAGACAGTGGCACAACCGTCAACCTTATTGCGGAGGACATCATCCAATGATTGAATTAGTCAAAGTAACTGACGGCGTTGCGTCTGCGTATTCTTTTGAAAGGTTTCGCGGTGACTTCAACACCACGGGCCGCGCTGACAAGCACCTAAACCCGCGCGGTGTCTACCGCGTTGACAGTCTGCCTAAACCAAGGACAGACTTTGGCTTTAAGGCGGTCGCTTGGGGCTTCCCAAAAAAGGTCAATGACTTCTGGACTGCGGGCTGGGACGTTATCGAAATGAGCGAGGCCGAAGCCCGCGCCACTATCGCCCCAATCTCACCCCTGCAAGGCATCCTGACGCTGGGCGAAGCCGAATGGGGCAAGGTTCTAGCATATCGCGACGGCGCGTCATGGGCTGAAAAGATCGTGATTGACAACGCGGCGGACTGGGTTCGCACAAGCCAAAACATCGCTTTCTTTGGCCACTTGTTGGATTA